CTTCCCTTGGGCCCCGGTTCAAAGAAAAACTTACACATAAGGATCCTTTACTTAAAGGAAAACAAGAAGCTTTTGGAAATGGCGATGAATATTTGTTCGACACTCCTCTCGCTAAAGAAATTATAAATTCAGTACAAGAATTTCATGATGAAAATTCGAAAGGTAATAGGTTAATACAATATTTTGAAGATACTTGGAAATGTGAAACCTTACCCGCAGATAAAGTTAAAAATGGTAAGGGAAGAATTTTTTCCAATGGCGGTATAGTTCAATTAATTGAAGAAAAAAAAGAATACTGCCAATTTTCATCATGGTTTATGCATAATAGAATTTATAATGAATCCGGTATTGGTATGAATGTTTTTGGTATAGATTGGCATAATATGGTTAAGTATTTGATGTTCGATTCTTACAGTAATATGACTAAACCCATGTTTAAAGCCATAGATATAAAAAAATATGATGGTATACAAGATAGACCTTTCATGTATACTTGGATACTCATTAAGAGTGGCTTTTATGATCCCAAAGAAAGATTTAGGAAGCTTACATGTTCTGAAAATGCTTTCAATTCTTTCCATATTGATAGAGGTATAGCCTATGAAAGATTAGGAAGTAACTCTTCTGGAAAATTTGATACGGGTATAGATAATACAGGTACCTTAGCATTGTATGTGGATTATGTGGCTTTACTAATATTTCAAGATATAGTAAATGGATATAGTGATAGCCCTATATTGGACCTTACTGTTCCTCAAATATATGCGTATTTAGATGAATATCATAAGTATAATAGGCATATAATGTATGGTGATGATATAGAGTTTACTACTAATCCTGCATGGAGATATTATGATTATTTTGCTGAAGATATTATAATTAAAAAATTTCAGATCATTGGAATTACCGCTACATCAGATGCTAAAGATGATTCTACTTATAAGTACAGATATTATGACCAAGTTACGTTTTTAAAACGTACTACCAAATGGAACAAAAGGCACCAAAGATTTGTTGGTTGCCTTGATATCAATTCTATAATGAAATCTGTACATTGGATGAAACATAATAAAGTTAATATGGATGAGTATTACAACACATTAGATAAGGCAATTCAAGAGTTATCTATCCATGAAACTCACCATTCTTTAGATCTCATAAATAAAATTTTGT